TTCAAATTCAAACGGTGCAATATCACGCTCCACTCTTAAATCGTATAATTCTTTTTTTATTTCTTCTATTCGTTTGTCTCGATCAAATACAATTTTACCATTTTTAATAGTTTCATAATTCTGTAATTCTACAACTTTTCCATCTACAAAATACAAATTTGGATTTACTTTTACTTCCTGATATTCTATTTCTTCCACGACGTCGCCTACCATTGTTGGAGCGACGAACGATACATCTTTATTCATGCTTAAAACTTGTAATGTATTTTTATTGTACATTACTTTTAAAGTGCTGTCCTCAAATTTCGATTGTTCTTCATACCAGTTGTTGTTCTCTTTATCAAAAATTCCTAAATATTTAATTCCTTCTTCTTCCATCAGTTCCACTTTATCTACTATAAATTTTTTCATCTTTTTACTCCTTTTTTGATTATTACAATTATCTAATCACCATTGCCTTATGCGAAATAGACATTTAGCCATTGACCGTTCCTGTAAAATTGCAATACTCTCATTTGCACATGGTCCCTATCCCAAAATCCTTCTCCTCCGTCATTAGCCAAACCTGTTACTATATATCCGTTTCTCTCTGTTGCTCCTCCCCATGGTGCACCTAATTCTAAATAAATATAGCCAGCTAGCCTTATTTCATAAATTCTATTGACTTGAGCATCATTTGCTTTATTCCAAGCGTCTTGTGCTAAATTTCTAACATTATTTCTATCAGCATCCATGTTATTCATTCGATTATCTCGTACAGCCATATCGTGATTATCCATAATTTCATTCCAACCACCACCATTTCTATTCGGTACTTTGTAATATGCACGACCTCCGTTAGTATGATATGTGCCAGTATAATTCCCATCAGAAGAATACATATTTAGAATACATGGTGCCCAAGATTCAAATAAATTCGCTCTTATTACAAAGTCGCTATTACTACTATTCCTATATCCTTTTGAAAATGGAATATACGGTGTTAAATCAGGCTTAGGTGACACTTGTTTAATCGTTTGAAAATTGACGAGTCCATATTCATTTTCGGTTGCAGGCTTTAAAAATTTGCTTAAGATTTTTACCAATCCTCTAACACTCAAAATCTTTGTATGATCTAACGTTTTAATCAACTTGCTCCATACTGTTTCTCCTGTCGGTCTTTCATTTACTACTTCCTCTGTGTCTCCGTTTCCTGCCTTGACTACTTCCTTAACTTTTTCTGCTGTACTTTCAGATTCTGCTTCAGAATAAATTTTGGCTATTCCATTTTTTTGTTCTGTTGCATAATTTAAAATGTTTATTATTACAAATTGTGTACCATTGTATGTTAATTCATATGTTTTATTTTGTTTTAAATCGTTAATTCCAACAATTTCTATTTGCTCGTTAAATTCTTTCAACAAAACATAATCGTTTCTATTTAATCGTAATTTTGGATTATCATTTTTATTTTCGCTATCAACTGTAAGTCTTATTTTTAAATCTTTATTTAATCCAAATTCATCAAGTCCATCAAGTTCACAAACATAATAATCTATCCCTAAATCAGTTGTTTTTGTTGCATGTAATGTATGTACACTCCCTAATTGCAATCCATTATAGATTTCTTCTTTTTCTGCAGTACCTTGCACACGGATTTTCCCGAATTCAGATGTTATTACCTTTATCTCAGCGTCTCCTCTTGTTGTTTGTTCCCTTACACGATAATGCGATGGATATTCAACTTGATGTTCTTTAAATTTTGTAAGTTTAGCCATAAATTCCTCCCTCTACTTTGTAATATTAATCGGATTTCTTTTTATATAATTCTTAATTTTTTCTTCCGACAAATGCCTGTCTCCAAATCTCATTCCAACATTATAATTATCCAAATATTTTTGAGTATTAATTTTAATTCCTCCACCAACAATATTTTCTAAATTAAGTTCATCTACTAGACTAAAATTAAAATTTTCTCCACTCAAAAATGTAACTTTGTATTGAGCAGGTTCATTATTCTCATTAAAATCAATAGTTGGTGCTATTCCTGTAAACATTTGCCCAATTTTGTATAATGTTTCGATGTTTGGAACTAATTTATATCTCATCATCTCTAATCTGATACGATTCCTGTATCTTTCATCATCTTGACCATGCCTTTGAACTTCGAATTTGGCACCTACATCGTCTAAAAAATCTCCATCCGCATAATCTACCAAATGCTGTTTTTCCAATAAATTATAAGTCTTATCAACTTCATCAAATAATTTTGATATTGCTTTATAAAATGCTTGTACGTTATCATTCTTTTTAAGCCACCAAGGACATTTCGACATCATATAATCAAAATTACTCTGCATACTCCGCCACCTCATTAAATCCTAGTTTTAAAACTTTTTCAAATTTGCTAGATGGTTCATTTTTAAATTTAAATGTAACATCTATATTTAATAATCTATCAGCCGAATAAATCTCTCGAATGTATTCAGCCTCACATTTATACGATGTGACATAATCTCCAACTTCTGTATTTTTCAAATATTCTTTTACAATTTCTTTTAAATTATCTAATAAAATGTTACTGTCCTTAGTTGCTGTAAATTCTATATTTATTAAAACTTCTCTTTTACATGGTCTAAAAAACGAAATCTCCCTGTCAATTCCTTGACTATCTTTAACAATCACTTTTGTATCTCCTATTGTTTTGATTGCGTGGTCTTTCTTTCTCCATATTGCATTAGCAATATCTTCATTTCTTCCACCGTCAATAATTAATACAATCGATTTCCCTTCAATACCTCGTTCATCAGTCGTCATCTCCTTATTCTCGTCAGCATAAACAGATTTAACACCTTCCTGTTTTAATACTTCCGCTCTAATTCCGTCCAAATTCCATTCGCTCTCATTACGACTTAAAAACCAACGTTCTATATATTCGTTATCACTTTCTTGCCCCTGTCCACCAGCTGCGATCTCATTTTGCTTAAAATCATAAACACCATTTACAACTTTGATTAGTTTAATAATACTTCCCACTTCTTTGTTACCTTGTTCACCTGCAGTATCACAAACAAACTCAAAAGCAGTTTTATTGTTCAGTGTTCCACTTTCGTTAAGTGTGTATCTCGTCCCATCATTTGCTTCAAGAATTACATCACCTTTTTCAAGATCTACATTAAGTCCACCAATCAATTCAATTTTGACAGTTGCATGGCTTTCTTGCTTTCTTTTGAAAAAGAATGGACTATTTGCTAAATGCTCATCTATTTCAATTCCTTCACAATTAAGTAAATTCATTTTGTCAGCTTGTATCTGTTGCCGTTCCATTTTTTCCCTTAAAAGTCTAGCGACTGGATACATCAGCATATACCAAGCACTCCGCTTATCGTTAGAATAATCAGCTTTTAATAATGTTTTTAATTCGTTATTTAAAATATTCATATTGTCCTGAACCGTATTAACTTTTATTCTCGCCAACCTATCCCAACTCCTTTCATTAAAGTTTTCTCATTGTCATTAAAAACGATACCGATATCAACTTTTAAATGCCTGTTCTCGTACTCATACACTTCAACATAGCATCTACTTAAATAGTCTCTAAAATTATTCAATATCTTATCTCTAATATGTTCTAACACTTCATTTTCATTTCCGTGAGTTCCAAATAACTTTTCAAAATTTAATCCATATTTAGTGTCATATTCAAGTTCTCCCTCGCGAACATGTAACATTAAAACAATTTGTTGTATTACTTCAAAATATTTTTCTTTCGCTTTAAAAAATTGCACATCACCATTTTCAATATAAAATTCACCAGTTGCATTATTCAATTTAATATCCATAAATCACACTCCTTTACGGATGAATATAAGGAACTCCGCCTTTACTTGTCCCGCTCTCTGTATCAACTGTTTTTGCTTTCACTTCTCCACTCTCTATATTCCCAGTTTTGATGTTGCCTTCCATTTTTATATTTCCGTTTATTCCTATTGAATTTGGCTCTGTGTCAGGGTTTACATCAGTCGGGATGTAAAAAGGCAAAGCAATAGCATTTGTAAGATTATGTCTTTTATTTGTGTTTGCCGTTGTGCTTTCTTTTGTGATGTATCCACTAGCGTCTCGACTTAAAATTAAAATTGGGACTACATCACCAGCTTTAAATTTAACTTTAAAATTAAATTTTTTGTTCCCCAACTGGCACATTGGAACATGTAAGATAGGCGGCAATTTAACATCTTGGAACTCTGCCATTGGCTCAACATCCACAAATCCATTTCCGTGTACTTTTGTTATTTTAGCAATTAAAGATGTATCTATTTTCCCAAGCATTGCTTTCACATATTCTTCCATCATTTCCTTCTACCTTTTCCTTTACTTCTCTTAACTTGAGTAACTTTTCCTTTTTTATTTTCTTCTTTTTCA